TCACAAGAAGAGAGAAGCTTGGAAAGCGTGGAAGGCTAATCAATCTGATACTGCAAAGATTCCACATTGGAAGGAGTGGCAAGTAGATGCCGCATAGTAGTAAGGAAACTTTATCTGTTGGTTGGTGTGATAATGGCATGACTGATGGCAAGTTCACAGAGGGCTTGCTATACACAACACTTACATCTGCAAAGCATGGGATATTTTTTAATAACGCTGTTCGTGTCCAAGGCAATCAGATTGCCAGACAGCGTATGGATCTTCTCAATATATGGGCTGATCAAATTAAAACCGATTGGTTACTTTGGGTAGATTCAGACATAGTTTTAACAGCAGACATACTAAAAAAGATTTGGGAAGCTGCCGATAAGGTCTCACGACCTGTCGTATCTGGGGTGTATTTTGTATCCAAAGGAATGGAGACAACATTAATGACCCCAATGCCAACAATATTCATGGATACTGAAGATGAGTTTCAGGTCGAGTATATTCATCCACTTCCAGTAGACTCACTAATAAAAGTTGATAGTGCAGGTATGGGATTAGTTCTTATGCACAAGTCAATAGTTCCAAAGCTAAGGGAAGGCTTTCCATCGCAAAATCTTTTTCAGGAAACTGATCAAGGTGATGGCAAATTTATAGGCGAAGATATAAGTTTTTTTAGAAAATTGAAGAAAGTTGGTATAGAAGTTTATGCACACACCGGTGCATTGGCTCAACATATGAAGCGATTTAGTTTTGATGTCGCTTACTATGGACTCTACTGGCAAGAATATGCAAGACAAATGAAGATAAAGGAAGAAGCCAATGCAGGAAATTAAAGATGTATTGATTGATATCCTCAAGAAGAAAGATGCTTTAAGAGGTAGATCAACTCAGACACAAGTAGGGCCATCAGAACTTGGTGGTTGCCCACGCAAGGTTTGGTACAGGTTGCATGAACAACCTGAGACCAATAGCAATGAGTTAAAGCTTGCTGCTATTATGGGTACTGCAATTCACGGAGCCATAGAACAGGCTCTTGCATTGCACGATCCAAAGCAGGAAGAATATCTTGTTGAAACTGAGGTCGAAGCAGATGGAATAAAAGCCCATGTCGATCTCTATATTAAATCATCTGGTGCTGTTGTCGATTGGAAAACTGTTAAGATCAAGAATCTTAATTTCTTTCCATCAAGGCAACAAATCTGGCAGGTTCAAACCTATGGTTACCTCTTAGCCAAGAATGGCTACGAAGTTAAAACTGTAAATCTTGTGGGCATACCACGAGATGGGGATGAACGAGATATCAAAGTACACTCTGAGGCATACGATCCAAGTATCGCCGAAGAAGCTCTCAACTGGTTACGCAATATTGAGTTTGCAGATGAGGCACCACCACCAGCAAAGGATGCTAGTTACTGTCAGTTCTACTGCAAGTACTATGATCCAAGTGGTGAAGTGGGGTGTACTGGATTAAAAAAAGGCGGTATCACACCGGCGGAGATTCTTCTTGATGATCCACAGGTGGATAGCAATGCCTTAGAATATCTACAAGTTAATAACGAAATCAAAAAGTTAGAAACAAAATCTGATTCTTTGAAATCTACTTTCGAAGGTATCTTCGGAAGAACATTGTCTGGCGTAGAGATAAGCTGGACAACTCTGGCAGCTCGTCAATCCGTTGATGAGGAACAGGTCAAAGAGAAGATGGGTTTTGTACCAAAGAAAACAACCGGAAAAGAATCAGTACGGTTGAACATCAAACACACGGAGGAAAAATAAGATGGCTGAACTCGGCTTTCAAGTATCTACAAAGACAAACGATGGAACAATCTTTGTAATTGCAGATGCAACATATACAGGCTTTGCACAGAAATTGTCTGAAGCCCTAGATCAGAGTGGTGCTGAGGCACTACTCCAAGCAATGGCTAATGCGTTTGCACAGCCAATGTCTACCCAACAGATAGCGAATGCTTTGGGTGGAACTGTTATTACTACTGATAAGTGGAATGCACCAGCACAACCTAATACTCCAGTTGCAAGCATTGGCGTAGAAGCGTTGAAAGATCGCTACGGAAACGAGTGGACTTATGGTCTACCTGATGCACCACCACTACCCGATGGTCGTGGTTTCTATGCTAAGAAGCGTGGAATATCCAAGGCTGGAAAAGCATATGTTGGTTGGTTCGATCCAGTAAAAGGCCCGAAGCCTTTCAGTAAAGGAGTGGCTGAGGCCGAAACTATTTGGATTAAGTAACCCATGAGGTCACAACACCAAAAGTTTTTAATCGAACTGGTGGAGCCGGATACACCTAAGTATCCGGCCTTCACCGGCAAGGAAGCTTGTGCAACTGTAGGATCAGAGATGTTCTGTACAGATGAAAAAGACTTCAGTCACTACGAGGTTCTGCGAGGGATCTGTAGTCAATGTCCACTCTTAAAAGATTGTTTTAACTGGGCATTACATAACGAGGACTTCCATTATTGGGGAGCTTCCTCTGCATATGATAGAAAGTTTATCCGAAGATTTTGCAACATAGAAAGAAAGCGAACTATAGCAGCCTAATGTTGAACTTACTTCAAGCAGTACACAGTACAAACTCTTCAGCGAAACCATTGCCCGATGTGTGGGAATCATTGAAGCTTCATGGGATGAGGTTCCGTCATTCACAACTATGCCTAATCGCTGGGCAACCAAACTCTGGTAAGAGTCTTATGGCTTTGGTATATGCACTTAAAAGTCAGGTACCAACTTTGTATTTCTCTGCCGATACGGATCCAATAACACAGATGTTTCGTACTGTCGCTGCTTTGAGTGGGATTCCGCAACAACAAGTGGAGACTTATCTTGATCAGGACTCACACTATTTCGATTCAATGTTGTCTGAGAAAAGCTCACATATCAAGTGGGTCTTTGATCCGTCACCAGATATAGACACCATTGAACTCGAAGTCCTTGCCTATGGCGAGGTGTATGGCATGGCACCGGTACTTGTCGTGATAGATAACTTAATGAATTGCGTGTCCGTTACTGGGGAAGAATGGTCAGGCATTCGGGCAATCATGTCCGAACTTCATCATGTTGCTAGAAAGACAGGTGCCTGTGTCCTTGCTCTTACACACATGTCAGAGCAAAGAGATTACGATGCAGACAAGCCAGCACCACGAAGAGCCATCTTAGGTAAAGCTTCACAGCTTCCTTCGATGATTCTTTCTATTGCAATGAATCCAGAGTATGGAGAGTTCAGAGTTGCTGCTGTTAAGAACCGATTCGGTGAACACTCTGCTGATGGAACTAAGTATTCTACTCTTCTTATAGATCCATCAAGAGTTCAGATAGCTGATGCTAATGCACAGGGTAGAGCAGACATGAGACCGGGAGTAATAAACTTTGGACAGCAAAACTTCACGAGCCAACAAACGCAAGGGTACGCAATGGGAAGTAGATTTAATTGATTACTTCCGAAGTAAAGAATTAATAGCAGAAAGATTAAGACTTTCTGGCAACTACGATGAAGGCGATCTCTGGTTCTTAAACAGACAAGTCTACTTCGTAGTAGAGGCTAAGAATGAAAAAGGTTTCAAGCCCGGGCCTTGGATACAAGAAGCGGTGCTTGAAAGGGATAACTGGATGAAGAGAAGAAAGAACAATGGTCGAGTTATTCCACTTGTCATTGCCAAGCGAAGGCAAAGCAATGTCAGTAAAGCATTTGTAATTATCCAACTAGACGAATTTATGGAGCTAATAAATGAATGAGACACTAGCACTAATCCTATCTGTCACAGCAGGTGTTGCCCTTTATCACTTCCTTGAGTGGGGCTACTACAACATCAAAGATAAGTTATTTGAATGGAAATACACAGAAGAGATTGATAAGTTTCATCAGTACATTAAGTCTTTAGAGAAGACTACAAAGAAAAAGAAGTAATGTCACAACTACGATTCGTATCTTTGTTTGCTGGAGTCGGGGGCTTTGACCTCGGCTTCCAGCAAGCAGGGATGAAATGTGTAGGTCAAGTTGAGATTGATAAACATTGTCAGAAGGTATTGCAAAAACATTGGCCCGATGTACCTTTGCATGATGATGTAACTACAGCAGTTGAGTGGGCTAAAAAGAAAGGATTGGTAGGAAATGTCGACATCGTATGCGGAGGATTCCCATGTCAAGATGTCTCAGTCGCTGGCAAAAGAGCTGGTATTGCTGGGGCAAGAAGTGGACTCTTCTGGGATGCCATTCGATTTGCTAGGGAAGTCCAAGCACACACGCTCCTCTTGGAGAATGTGCCGGGATTATTATCAAGCAACCAAGGCCGCGATTTCGGAGTCGTTATCTCTGAAATGGCCGACTCAGGGTATCGCCACATCGAGTGGAGAGTTTTGGATTCGCAGTTCTTCGGAGTTCCCCAACGCCGCCGTAGAGTCTTCATTATTGGAAGTTCTCGAGAAGACATCAAATCCCCGATACTTCTTGAGCAGTAAGGCTTGCGAAGGGATCCTTCGTAGAGCTAATCGTAGGGGCAAAGTACTACCGAAAGCGTTGGAAGATGCATTGGTTTATCAAAGCAAGCAGAGCCAAGAGTAAAGACGATTATGAGACTTGGGTTGAGGGAGGAGTGACACCTACATTGAACGCATTTGAAAACAATGGAGATGTTCGAGCTACTGTATTGATTGCAACTAACGAAGTGATTGGAACCTTACAGGCACGAGACTACAAGGGTGTTGGTAATCAGTATGTTGATGAGGATAAACTCATTATCTTCCATCCTCATCGATCTGATGGAGTCAGGATTCAGGGTGACACCATCAACACATTGACAAGTTATATGGGTACAGGAGGACTGAACACACCTATGGTTCATGCAATACAGAACACGGTTATAGGTAGGTCAGATGCTGCTGGGCCCAATGGTCGAGGACATACTGATGAAGGAGATCCCATGTTCACTATCGATACCACCTCACCTCATGCGATTGTTATTCGTGAGAGGGAAGGCAAACCCGGTGGTGGCAAGGGTGCAATGTTCTCTGACAAATCATTCACCCTCAAGAATGTCAATGATCAGACAATCTTTGAGCAAACTATTAGAAGATTAATGCCACTTGAATGCGAAAGATTGCAAGGGTTTCCAGATGATTGGACAGAAGGACAGTCTGATTCCCAGCGATATAAACAGATGGGTAATGCGGTCACCGTCAATGTAGTCAAATGGATTGGCGAGAGAATCGTAGATTCCTATGGCCGCTGATGTTGACCTACTCAAAGCAGTCATACGCCACTACGGTGGCGAAGTAAGAGATGGATATTCGAAAGCAGTAAGGTGTTGCTTTCACGATGACTCACGCCGATCAGCCGTGATGTCAACAGATGGAGAAAAGGCTGGGTTGTATTTCTGCCACACCTGTGGCATAGGTGGAGATGCATACTCACTATTGATGTGGAAGGAAGGGGTTGATTTTCGTGTTGCTATCGATAGAGCGGTTGACATTGCTAAAAGAGCTGGCTACGACTTATCAAACAAAGATAAACGAAGAGACGGTGGCATACTTACAGGGGCGAGGGTTCAGTCAAGAGCTGGCAGAAACTCATCTACTCGGCACCGTACCAGTAGATTGTGACCCTAGCCATGTGCAATTTATCGGTTGGCTATCCATCCCATACAGAGTTGTCCATGGGGTGGCAGGATTCAAGTTCCGAAGAGTCGATGGATCTCCGGGCCCTAAATACATGGCTCCAATGCATCAGCCAGCCCGACTCTACAATGCAGTCGATCTACAAAAACCTTCAGATATTGTTGCAATCTGCGAGGGAGAACTCGATGCAGCTATTGCCAGCCAACTGTTGCCTTCAGTTGGAGTACCGGGTGTCAAAGCATGGAGACCACACTTCAATAGATTATTCGGGGGATACAAACGAGTACTTGTCCTTGCAGATAATGACGAGACAAAGAAAGATGGTAGCAATCCGGGTATGGAACTCGCCGAGAAAGTCTTACAAGAAGTTGACCACGCTGAACTGATACCATTACCTCAAGGTTCTGATGTCAACTCAGTAGTTATAGAAGAAGGATTAGAAGGTCTGAGAAAGAGGTTAGGACTAGATGAGTAACAATGGAGACTCAGGAAACAATCAAGAATTTGATAAGCTTATTAGAAAGCAATGGCCTAAAGGTAGTAAGTATAAGCAATCAACCTTCGGGCCTAGAGATAGTAGTTCGAGTTCCGCCGATCCAGAGATGAACCAGTTCGTCACCGATGTGTGGGATATCATCGATGAACTAGGAAACTTACTGATAAGTAAGCAGAGGGATTACGGCCCCGGCAATATCAACAATGCATTCGGTGGCCCAATAAACGGACTGCTTGTCCGTATGGGTGACAAGTTCGAACGACTCAAGAACCTATTCGCTTTCAGCGATGGTAAGCCACAGCATGAACCGATCGAAGATTCATTCAAAGATCTAGCCAACTACGCCATCATTGCCATGATGGTCAAGCGTGGAAAGTGGCCTAGGAATAAACTATGAAAAAGGTTTTCTTTTTTTTAATTCCAATTCTTGTAATTACAGCATTGTATTTCGCCATTAGATTTCTAATCGACACCATCATAGAGATGGATGATGAGGGTAGTGTTGGTGAGTGAGAGAGCTAAAGACCACATCAATGACCTAATCAATATATCCGCTTTAACCATCTACCGAAGGTTCATTGGATATGTAGAGTATAAAGATCTGATACAAGAACTAAACATCTATGTGCTTCAGCGACCCAAACTTGAAGAAGATCTTGATGAATCTTATACCGTCTCAAAGGATGAGACGAAGTGGGTGGCTCGAAAGATTATGGCTCGGCTCCGCCGGCACATAGAAAAGTATTCTCGCAAGGAAAAAGCAGCCAAGGTTGGATACTCAACCGGTGATGAGTTCTTCTATAACACAGCAACAATCGCATCTATCTTACCTATTGCATTGCAGTTTGATGTGCAGGGAGCAACCCTTATCGACAAGGTAGATGATGGACAACCAAGAAAATCTCCAGCACCTAACGAAGGTGGCAACCTCATGGCTATGGCCATTGATGTTAGGTCTGCTGTTGAATTACTAGACAAAGATGAAAACTACATAATCTATCTAAGATATGGAGCTTCCCCAATGACTCTATCTGATATAGCAAAAGAGTTAGGACTCTCTGATTCAACTGTGGATAGGAGAGTGCAAAGAATTTTACGAAAGATAATTGATCATCTTGGAGGGCCTACGCCATGGGTCTAAAGATAAACCTTGAAAGATATGAGGTTGTGATGGCAGTTAACACGGCAGTTGAAAGATATGTAAGCACGATGAAGAACCAACAGATGAGAGGGTTAGGTGATCTTGATCCATGGCAAAGGATTCTCTTAGATGTTGATGGCTGTGGTGCAGAAATCGCTGTAGCCAAGTATCTTGGTGCTTATTGGAGTGGTGCTTTCGGTCAAGGTGGTGTAGATATAGAACCCAACATAGATGTTAAATACACCAAGCATGAGCAGGGTAGATTACTTGTAAGACCTGAAGCTAGAGATGATATTAAGTTTGTTTTAGTTCGTGGTGGTATGCCGAACTATGAGTTGATCGGTTGGATCATGGGTGTAGATGCTAAGAATCCTGAGTGGTTAGATAAACCTGATTGGAAAAGACCAGAGATCTATTGTGTACCAGAAGAAAGTCTACGAAAGTTTAGAGGAAGCTACAGTAATTAATGGTTATGAAAGAACCCCCTCCGAAGAGGGGGTTCTTTCCCTAGAGTGGAGGATCAGATCCACTACACCCAGTCTAATGTCGCTGTTGCCATTGTCAATTCAGCGACCATACTCCTCCTTCAAATGTTTTCC